AGCGTATAAGGCCCTTTACAAGGACATTATACGTTGGATTCCTGAAGTGAATCGCAAGTCGCTCGAGTGGGATCAAATCCATCTTGAACGCCTTGTTTTGGACAGAGGTCAACGGTACTTCACCATTGATCTCCCTGAGTTTGGGAAAGTTTTCGAACAATCCCTTGCCTCAGGCTCACTCCGCAGTCAGTCAATACCTGGCTTTCACAAGCTAGTGACTAGTCGCGGTAACGACGCTAGACCCAGACTCTTCTGGGCGCTCTCGTCGAGAGTGTTCAAATATGACGGTACTCTTCGTGATCAGCCGTGCTCTACCTCGATCTTTTTGATTAGACAACTCTGTTATCTATTCAAGAAGTTGAAAGGAGAGTGCAGTGAGCACTTCAAGTTTGCTGCTATCGCTGATCTCTATTCTGTCGAGACAACTCTACCAGAGCCTTCCCTTGATTGGGAAGACCCTATTAGGGCTCTCACTTGGAATCCTGCTTGCCACTTCGCCGATGGTACGCCCTGTGCTTCTGCACTGGCTGACGTCGATGGAGCAGCGGGTAGCATCCAAGAAACCGGCAACGGATTTGGATTGCACTTACAGCGAGTCTTCGACTTGCTTGGATGCGCCTTTCCACTTCTCGAAACCGAACAGATAAGAGGACGTCATGGACCCGGTGCTGTTTCAGACGGTACTAGGAATGGATCAAAGTATTCATTCCCTAGTTGGCCAGCTAAGCTTCAGTCTCTTTTTCCTTTTGATATGCATGCTTCCACCAATTTTATGGTTGATGGCAGCTCGCCTACCGATAAGGAAGTGGATTCTAAGCTTATCTGCGTTCCAAAGACGCATAAGGGACCGAGGCTTATCGCCTCAGAACCTATTGCTAATCAATGGATTCAGCAGGGCATTAAGGACTTTCTGGTCGAAGGCTTTGAGCGGTCCTATATTGGGACTTCCATCGCTATATCCGATCAGACGCAAAATCAACAAATGGCGCGTATAGCGTCATTTGGTGGTTTAGCTACTATAGACCTTAGCGCCGCTAGTGATCGTCTGACATGTTACGTAGTTGAGAGATGTTTCCGAAAGCGTCCGGATATTCTCTCAGCTATGATGGCATGTCGTACTCCAACATTGTTCAACTGCCTCGATAAGAAGCAGCCTGAGCGTCTTCAGCTGAAGAAGTTCGCAATGATGGGGTCAGCACTAACCTTTCCTGTCCAG